ACCATTTCATAACTTCCATTTGGCATCCTCTGTCTTTTTGGTTGTACTACTTTCTGCCTGATATCCAAATACCCTACCTTGCATATGTAATTACCTAATCTATTTCCTTTTGGGTTGTTTGACACCACATCTCCTTTTTTGTATATAAATATATATCAGTTTGATCTTACTTGAAGATTTTTGATTCTTTCTAGAAATTGTTCGACAGATATGGACTCGCCCTTTTCTGTTCTTATTGTTGCAACCTCCAGCATTTCTGGGGCTCGATCTACTATCGACATTAGAACCTTTAGGCCTTGTGCAGCCCAAAATACTTTGAAGGAAGATTCACCTAGTAGGTTGGATTCAAACATAGCAGATTCGGCATTATCTCCTGGCATCATTATATAATATTTCATATTGTTATCCATGAATCTGGTATTAGGTCTTTGGTGTTGTGTCCAGATAATGCACTACCAAACCAATTCTTCGGAGCTATTACTTTTTTATTTTCATTAGAGTTAAGCCAAGCTCCCCACCAACTAAAACTAGAATTTGCAATTATATTGTCTTTGCACATCGACATTATATATAAGTCTATCACATCTGTTTCTTGGATTATATGAAAATTACTATCAAAATTATCTTTAAGCCAATTTACATCATCTCCAAATACAAGAAAGTTTTTTCTATGACCAAAGTGGGAAATTGCGGAACGATAGTATTCCATGTCGCAAGTTGGGTGGTAACCAGGAGCATTTAGGTAATCCCCCCTTCTGGAATGTATAGATACACTATTTTTTAAGATGCCTCCATATTTTGAATTGATATAATCTATGATTTCCTTCGTAGGGGAAAAAAGATCTTTAATTTCATTTTTGTATTCTAAAAAGTATTTTTCAGATTGCCAATAGCCCCAAAGGGCATCACCGTCTTCTATGCCTAATATTTCATTATAGTGAAAATTCTGTTCTTGATGTATTTTTTTTGGCTCAAAAGAATCATCAACAATTACTTTCCTAAATATATTTTCACTATACTTTTCTGCATATCCTGGTAGATTCCGGCAGACCAAACCTGTATCTAAGCGTTTTGCGCAAGAATATCCTGTTGCGATTCTAAACATTGAGTTAGCCAAACCAAAGTTTTTAAAGCTTTTAGATTCTTTGGAAATGTATTCCCCATTTCTGATTGTACAAATCATATTACTTGTGATCCTTATAGTATTCTAGCCAATGGTCTACCATTTCTTCCATCATTCCCTTAAAAGTATATTTTGGTGCCCACCCCAATTCAGTTCTAATCTTAGTTGAATCTCCTTTTAGGTATGGAAGCTCTTCAGGTCTCATAAATTTAGGATTCTGGGTAATATAATCCTTATAGTCCAGATCTAAATATTCAAATACTAATTGACACATTTCCCTAACAGAATGGGTTTCCATAGTTGAAACGACCCAATCTCCTGGTTTGTCGTGCTGTAGCATTAAATGCATTGCTCTAACATAATCTTTAGAATGTCCCCAGTCTCTAAAAGAGTCCATATTACCAAGTTCAAGTTTATTTTGTAAACCCAATTTAATTCTAGTGGCAGCCTTAACTACTTTATTGGTTACAAAATTAGACCCCCTACGTGGAGATTCATGATTAAATAGAATCCCATTAGTAGTGTGCAAATTATAAGCTCTTCGATAATTTCTTACAATATTATATCCGAATACTTTAGAACATCCATAAGGGGATACAGGATTCATAGGAGTTGTTTCTCTTTGAAAGTTGTCCTCCTCTACAGATAATCCAAACATTTCCGATGAACTTGCTTGGTAAAATTTAGCTTTTGGACATGCCCTTCGATATGCTTCTAGAATATTTAAAACCCCAATTGAGTTTGTTTGGGCTGTAAATTGGGGAATATCAAAGCTAATGCGAACGTGGCTTTGGGCTGCAAGATTGTAAATTTCATCAGGTTGAATTTGGTCCAATAATTTTTCAATTCCACCTTGATCTAATAGATCCCCATAGTAAGTATTAATTTTGGAGTGTATTTCTAAAATTCTTACGTCTTGGTTTTCAGGGGTTGAATTTCGTCTAACTATACCATGGACTTCATAACCCAATTCTAATAGGTATTCTGCTAGGTATGACCCGTCTTGGCCGTTTATTCCTGTTATAAATGCTTTTTTCATTGTGTGTTTTTAAATATTTTCATTTGTGTTAAATCAGGCCAATCATTTGTAACCCATTGTCTTGGTTCGCTATCTATCGCATCGGAAAGCTTGTCTAATCCATTTTGTGCTGTTTCTGGGGTCATATAATAGTGGTATCCTACCCTATCAATATTTTGTTCTCTCCAAGGAACATCAGGAAGCCTACCATCATAAGTCATTTTCTTAAGCTCTTTGGCTGCATGTTCATTATCTGTTAGTATCATTCCGCCTCTTCCTAATGATAAGTGCTTTTGAAATTGAAAACTTAAACACATAAATGTTTTGGGGATATAACTATTTTTTTGCCATAGCACTGCAGCATCTATAATATTATGTGTTAGATAATAATAATCTTTCCAATTTTCTTCTTTCCACTGAAGATTGAGGTTTAATTTACTAGCTAAAAAAGGTATAGAAATATATGTACGTTTGGGAACTTGGATGGTTTTGACTTTTTTATACCTAATGCACAGCTCTAGGCCATGTGTGCAGCAATCAACTGCAATTGCATGTTTTGCACCAAAATATTTAGCTACTTTGGTTTCAAATTTTTTTACTGTTTGGAAACTCATTGTATAAAATTTGGGGGAAAATAATTAATTCTTTTTTGTAAATTTACATCTAATTTACTTATGTCTGGAAACTTGTTGTAATAAAAATTTCCGCCTTTATGGGCTTTTCCTTGATCTTTTAAATCTATTTTATTAAGTACTTTTTTTAAATGTTTTAATGAATCATTAAATATTTTATGGTTAATAGAAAAGGCTGTGTCTTTATTTTCAATAGGTATTTTAAACTGATGCAATATATTACCGCAATCTATATCATTAGTCATATAATGCCAAGTTCCACCTACTTCTTTTTCCCCATTTATAAGTGAGTGTATAGTTGATAAGCTTCCTTTATACTTGGGCAATAAGCCTGGATGGAAATTAATAAATGTAGCATTATTGATATTTATTTTTTGTGCATTAGAATAAGATATGACTAAAGCATCATCATTAATTAATGACATATCTATTTCCGTTTTAGTATTAATATTATAATAACCTAAAAACTCTTTAAAACAATTATTTTTTTCTTCATTAGTAGTAAATACAAGAATTTGGAAAGGTTTATAATTTAAACTAAATAATGTTCGGACTAAAGATATAGCTTGGGAACCTTGTGTTATTAAAACTATTTGTTTCATATAAAGGTCTTGTCTAGTTTTTGGCCTTCATAAGGGCCTGTTTTATATTCATATACTAAAGTATTATCTTCTAGGATTTCATAGGTATGTCCGCCATAAAGAGTAAAACTTGCGTCACCTTGCTTTAATATGGGGGTTGCTAGTATAGAATCGTCAATATCATAAAAAATGCACTTGACACTACCCCGGATCACTACCCAAGATTCTTGAGCAATTTGTTGTTTATGGCGGCGATCCTTTGTAATGTGTTTATGGGGAGGAAATGTTTTACCTTTTTCCATTCTTAGTGTAGCACACTGGAGGAAATTGTTTTCAGGTATAACTTCTTTTCTACCTTGAAATTCATGAATTCTATTTACAATATGTAATAGTTTGCTGGGCTCTACTTTTGAATATATTTTTTCCATGGTTACAGGCTTTTCCAATATTCACCAATTTTCATTTTTGTATTAACAGAAACGCTTTCTCTATCATTATCTTCATATTTTGACATTGGCATTACTCTAAAATCAAAACTAACCCGGGTATTACCAGTATCATTAATTTTGTTACCGTGTTTTAGATTTGCACCATCCCATTTAACAAATTCTCCGATAAAGGTATTCATTGGGGCATAATCTGCTTTATCTTCTTCACTTTCAACCCAAATGGTATTATTTCCAATTGCATTTGTAATAGGAATAAAAAAGTTAATTTCATGTGTAGAGTGTTGGTAGTCCCTATCTTTATGGAATTGCGCTACCCCTACATTACTAGGTAATTGAACTCTAAATGAAGGTATTTTTTGATATATGATAGGCTCATTAAATAGTGGTTGGACTTGTTCTTTCATAAATTTCGTATACACACTATAGAAGTTTGTATCTGTTATATTATTATAAAAATGTTTATGAAATTCAGTATGTGTATCAGTTCTGACGTCAGTAAATAAGTCATAGTCTGATTTCCATTGGGTATGGATCATACTTAAATCTGAGCAATTGAATAAATTTTTTATTATTTCTTCAAAAGGATATTGGGTTAAACTATATTTTATTTTTTTCATAAAGACTCTTAAGTTTTGGTAATGTATTTTTGTACTCTTGCATATTTGCTAAATTAATTTGACCTCTTTTGTATAGTATTGGCTGCATTTTAGGGCTGCTTTCTATTTGTTTTTGGGATAATGATTCTAATAATTTTAAGCTACCCAATACAAAAGACGGAAATAACTGGGTCATTCTCCCATATAGATCCACCATGGTATCATTTTCATAAACCATATATGATGATTTACTAATAATTTCTCCATAATCAAAATATGGAGTCATTTTATGGAATGTTAATCCTTGTTCAGGGGCTTTTTGTCGCAAGGTGTGATATAGAATATCCTGGCCTCCCCAATTAGGTAATAATCCTGTATGGACATTAAATGCATTTTCTACATTTTCCATCCTTCTATTATATTGTAATGACAATTTTATATCGTGTTCAACAGTATCATTTACTATAGGAATATCCATAATTCCAGCTATGACTGGATCTGTCGATGGTATGTGGCCAACAAGATCGTAATGGTTTTTTAATATTTTGCAAGCTTCTACTGTTAAATGTGATGAGCCGTATATTAATATTTTACTTATTTTCATTACCATTTGCCCTTTATACAACTAACAATATACTCTCGCTCTTCTTTTGTTACCCACCAACCAACTGGTATCGATACAATATTATCAATCGTTCTATCCAAGTTAGGAAGTGGGGATTTAAATCCAGCCATACAACTATGTTTATCATTTCTTTCATGTACTTGAGATACTGTAATATTGCACTTTTGCATATGCTTATAAAATGATGGTCGGTCATCTACCAACATAGTGTAGATCCAAAAAGCAGATTCAAAACCATCTCTTCTTTTTAATAGGGTGACTCCATCGACATCTTTTAGATTTTCATCATAGTATTTAGCATTTGACTTATGCTTAGAAATTATATTATCTAGGTGCTTAAAATTTTCTATTCCAACAGCTGCACAAACATCATTCATATGAAACTTGAATCCCCATTCTGGGATATCTGCTTCACACCTGAAGTCTGTTCTTCCCTTCGGGCTTCTATCAATACCATACCATCTAGTCAGTTTGGCTCGATCATAGAGCTCTTTATGTGGACAATATAATATTCCACCATCTATAGCAGTTATATGTTTAATTGCTTGTAATGAATTCATTACAAAATTTCCATGGTTACCTAAATACTTTCCTTTATATTTTGTGCCAATAGAATGAGCTCCATCTTCTATTAAAGCAGGAGCCCAACCATTTTTTTCTCTAAATCTTTCTTGAATATTTTTTATTTCATCTAGGTCTAAAGGATATCCTCCCCAATGAACCCCCATAATAGCTTTTGTTTTTGAGGTCATTTTTCTTTCTAAATCTTTTAGATCCATATTTAGAGTAGTAGGGTCAATATCAACCCATTTAATTTTTAACCCGTTGGCTACAATAGGCCAATTAGAAGCTGTACAAGTTAAGGCAGTTGCTAAAACTTCGTCTCCCTCTTGAATACCAGGCCAACACTTATCTACAAATACAATTCCTTGGTAGGCATCTATATCCGATATTATAGGCTTTTTTAAAAGGTGTAATGCGAGATGTAATGCAGAAGTACCTGCATTTGTAGTTACTAAATTTTTATTACCGAAATAATCTCCTATTAGGCTTTCAAACTCATCTACTTTCGGGCCTTGACCTATGTAGCCACTGTCTAAAACTTCTCCAACTTTATCTTTCGCAGTTGGGGCCATAAACACTTTAAATAATGGAATCATTGAGATACTCGGTTTAGTTGATGTTTTGATATTACGTAATCTATTTCTTTATTAAGATTAGGATTACCATCGGCATGTAAATATCCCCCTGGCTGAGAAGATACTGAAGCTTCGCAGCCTCTAATGCCTATTTGGATATCATTTAATGCGTATGGTAATCCATATTCTTTATGTAGTTGGTAATAGTATTCACAGTCCATAAGGGTTATTATATTGGCATCAAATTCTTTAACATTTTCATTTATAAAAGACAAGACCGATGGTGCTCCTATTGTATTTACTCCGTAAAGCATCCTGGGGTTCCACATTGGAATATGATTTCTATTAAATATTTTACCATCTAACGTATGATTACAACCACTAACAAGCCACTTACATCCATTATAATCAAATGCACTATTTATTTTTTCTAATGCATTATTACTAACAAACAAGTCATCTTGAAAAATAATTTTAATGATTTTTCCAGTTGCATGCCTTACAGCATTGTTTGTATTTGATATTGAATTTCCCCCGTCTGAATTTTTTATGTATGTAATAGCTAAGTCACTATACGTATTTATTAAATCTTTAATGTCAGAATTTTTGCTTTGGTCTGAAATTACTATATCAAAATCTTTAAAGGTCTGAGTTGTAATTGTGTCTAAGAGTTCAGTCAAATACTTTACTCCTTTGCCATGATATTCATATGTAGGAATACAAATGGACATTTTAGGGTTTGGGGGTTTAGGTTTTATCATGGTTTCGGGGTTTTTATATACTATGTAAATATACGAAATAATAGTCGATATAAAAAATTATACGCTAACTATTATATTTTTTATAAGATATTTTACCTTCTCATTAGATTAGTATAGCTCATATTTCTGCCTTGGATATCACTATACCCATCTTCCTGATATATTAACCATGGATGGAATGCATAAGCTTTTAATTTTTTAGTAGCTTGTAAGTCTGCATACACAACGTCTATCTGTTTTGTCATATCCCTAGATTCGGCTAATAACTTTTCCAATACAGAACCTCGGATAATCATTGCTGATGTTGTGAAAGCATGGTTGCATTCTACCACAAATTGATTTATTCTTGTGGGAGGTTGATTGTGATTTGCACCTAAGTAGATTATTTCCCAGTCATCAGGGATATGTTTATAGCCTTTGTAGAATTTTTCTAACATATTATTTTCAAATACTACATCATCTTCTAGAATTAGAATAGACTGATAATTGTTTTGTTTAGCTTCTTTTAATATGTTTAAGTGACTCATATAACAGCCAACCTCTCCTGGCTTTAAGTAGGGGTGAGAATCTAGGGTTTTGCCGTCTACTGCTTCAAACCTTTCATAGGTTATATCTAAATCCCCTAATCTTTTTTTGGCTCTTTGGAGTCTATCTTTCCTAGAAGCCAGATTGATTAGGTAGGTCTTATCGAACAGATTGTTAAATCTATCAGAATTTTCAGGCTCTGATGGGATTAGGGCCTCTATGAATTTAGGTTTGGAATCCCTCATAAAGTTAATTAACTCAATACCACTTAGGTCTTTAAACCATGGTTCTGATGTTGCACCATTTCTATTATTGGTTTTGACTCTACATCCTAGCATTTTTGCTTCGACAATAAATCTATTAAAAGATTCTTGCCATGTTGGAAGAAATAATACTTCAGAATACTCTGCCATTTTACTCATGAGTTCAGGATATGGTAATGGCCCAACAGTATCATAATCAATGCCATTAGCTTCACATACGCTTTGAGCTACTTTAGTATTTTTAATTGGGTTATTAGACCCTAGCACCATTGTTTTACCATTTTTTGGCTTGGAACAATGCTTTTCCATAATATC